CCAATGTATTGGCTGCAGGTTAGACTACAGTCGCCAATGGGCTATTAGGTGCGTCCATGAGGCTCAGATGCACGAGGATAATTGTTTTATAACCTTAACGTTTGACAATGAGCACATTGCAAAACGTAAAAATCCGGAAAGTTTAGATAATACAGAGTTCCAAAGGTTTATGAAACGCCTCCGGAAAAAGTATCCCCACAAAATAAGATTTTTTCATTGTGGGGAATATGGGGATCAAAATAAAAGACCACATTATCATGCGTTATTATTCGGGCATGATTTCAAAGATAAAAAATTGTGGTCAAATAAAGGCGACTTCAAATTATTTGTAAGTCAAGAATTAGCGGAGCTATGGCCGTATGGGTTCCATACGATCGGAGCAGTTAGCTTCGATACAGCAGCGTACTGTGCTAGGTATGTAATGAAAAAAGTAACAGGTGACGCAGCTGCGTCACATTATCGAGAAGTAGATCTCGAAACCGGCGAAATAATAAATGAGATTAAGCCGGAATATTGCACGATGTCGCGTATGCCAGGCATCGGATATGAATGGTATCAAACATATGGATATCATGATTGCCATAAACACGATTATATCGTTATAAATGGCTATAAAGTAAGACCACCAAGGTATTACGACAAGTTGTGTGAAGAAGGATTCTTCGCAAAAATAAAGGAAAGACGCGTAGAAAACGCGGAGGAACCCATAATTAATTATGGGGAAGAAATGGACAGACTTTGGGTGGAAGAAGAAGTAAAAATAAAAAAGCTTGAAAGATTAATAAGAAACGTTTAGCGTTTCTTTAACTAACTAGGAGGTAGTAATGAAAAAAGTATATTATGCAGTATATGATAGAAAAGCCGAATTGTTCTCAGCACCGTTCTTGGAAATCAAAGACGGAACAGCAATTCGAGCAATTCAAGATTTGGTAGTCAATTCACCAGAACATGCTTTTGCAAAACATCCATCGGATTTCAGTTTGCATAAGCTAGGTGAGTTTGACGATGTAAGCGGAGTTATTACAGGGCATATGCCTGAAAAACTCCAAGAAATAGAAAATCTAGTAGGAGAGTAATATAATGCTAGGCGGTCGTATGGGCAATTTGCCAACAGTAATGAATCACGAGTTTTCGCGAGTGCCACAAGCTGACATTCAGCGTTCAACGTTTAATCGGTCACATGGACTAAAAACAACATTCGACGCAGGGTATTTAGTACCAATATTCGTCGATGAAGTAGTGCCAGGCGATTCGTTTAATCTAAGAGCGCATGGATTTGGTCGCCTAGCTACACCAATTTATCCAGTAATGGATAATTTATATGTTGAAACATTCTTTTTCTTTGTCCCTAACAGATTGATTTGGGACAATTGGGAAAAGTTTAATGGCGCTCAGGATAATCCTGGCGATAGCACAAGCTATTTGGTCCCCCAATTAACGTTGGGGTCAGGGGTTAGTATTCCAGGCGACAGCTTATATGATTATATGGGTTTGCCAACAGGTGTTAACGGTATTGCGTTCAATAACCTGCACGTGCGTGCCTATAATCTTTGTGATAATGAATGGTTTCGTGATGAAAACCTTCAGGATTCGGTAACAGTAAATTCGGGCGATGGCCCGGATAATATTAGCGACTATCAGTTGCTTAAACGTGGCAAACGGCACGATTATTTTACATCGTGTTTGCCGTGGCCACAAAAAGGTGATGCTGTTCAATTACCATTGGGTTCAAGAGCAGATGTTGGTATTGATTCGTCATCAGCTAATCATTTGTCAATTTTCACAGGTTTAGGCCCTGCGTACAAAATGCCGACAGATGGTGCGTTTCTGACTAATTCAGGAACTACAAGCGGAGCGGGTGATCACGAGTTATATGCGGATTTGTCAACAGCGACTGCAGCTACGATCAACCAGCTGCGGGAAGCGTTTCAGATTCAGCGTCTGTATGAGCGTGATGCGCGAGGTGGAACAAGGTATACAGAGATCTTACAATCCCATTTCGGTGTAACGTCACCGGATGCACGTTTGCAACGTCCTGAGTATTTAGGCGGAGGTAAAACACCAGTTTCAATGCAGCCTGTGCCGCAAACGTCATCGACGGATACGACATCGCCACAAGGCAATTTGTCAGCGATGGGAACAGTCGGTGTTAATGGTCATGGATTCAGCAAATCATTTGTAGAACATGGTGTAATCATTGGTTTGGCATGTGTATTTGCGGATTTGACATATCAACAAGGTATGAATCGGATGTGGTCTCGTAGGGATCGCTGGGACTTTTATTGGCCAGCGCTAGCACATCTTGGAGAACAAGCAGTATTAAACGAAGAAATATATACACAAGGAACAAGTGCAGATCAGGATGTTTTTGGATATCAAGAGCGTTATGCGGAATATCGTTATAAGCCGTCACAAATTACAGGTAAAATGCGATCAAACGCTACGGGTAGTTTGGACGTATGGCATTTGTCACAAGACTTCAGCAGCGTGCCAGTGCTCAATGCATCGTTTATTGAGGAAAACCCGCCAATTGATCGGGTTGTAGCATTACCAACAGAACCAGATTTGTTATTTGATTGGTATTTCGATATGAAATGTACACGGCCTATGCCAACATATAGTGTGCCAGGTCTAATTGATCATTTCTAAGGTATGTTATGGATATTAAGTGGAATATCGTTATTAGTGTTATTAAGCGTATCGCACTGCCTATGGCAGTCGGTTCGCTTGTTCTTTGGCTTATGTCTCATG